ACTTGAACGAAACTTCGCTCGAGCAGGCAATGATCGACATCGCTGGCATGAAGGATGAAAGAGGATTAAAGATTGCTCTAAGGGGCATGAAAATGATCATTCCGGTAAACCTTCAATTTGTCGCTGAAAGATTGTTAAAATCTGCGGGTAGAGTAGGTACTGCTGATAATGACATCAACGCAATCAAATCAATGGGAATGGTTCCACAAGGTTATGTGGTTAACAATTTCTTAACTGATACTGATGCTTGGTTCATTAAAACAGACGCTCCTAATGGAATGAAACATTTCACTAGGGCTCCTATTCGAACAGCAATGGAAGGTGACTTCGATACTGGTAACGTTAGATATAAAGCAAGAGAAAGATACAGCTACGGCTGGTCTGACTGGCGCGGAATATTTGGCTCACCAGGAGCATAAACAATTTAAGGAAGGGCGAAGTTAGTTCGCCCTTTCTACCCTAGTATAATAGTTATGCAGACTGGCTAGGCAGACGGTATAGAGACGGCATAACGAGGGCTATACAACCAGGAGGTAACAATGGCTTTAACAACTTTTCAAGGACCAGTAAAATCATTAAAAGGATTTTACGCAGCTGGACCAGGAACTGTAATAAGCTTGACTGCTGACACAACTTTAACTGTGGCGGCACATGCAGGTAAAATTATGGTAACGAACGATGCGGACGGTAAATTCACTTTACCTACAATTGACGCAACTGCAGACAACGAAATAGCTGGACCAGGACCAGACCCAAACAACACAAACAATGTAGGAGCTACTTATACATTTATAGTAGAGACTGCAGCAACTGACATGGACATCAAAACCGATGGCACTGACAAATTTGTCGGTGGCTTATACACTGGTGTTGATGACGCAACAGGCAAAACATTTATTTCAGCTTCGGCTAATGATGTCATTACTATGAACGGTTCCACAAAAGGTGGACTTGCCGGATCAGTTGTGGTAGCAACAGCCATGGCTAACGATAAATACCATATTACAGGATTCAGTTTAGGATCAGGTACTTTGGTAACACCGTTTGCTAACGCATAATAATTAACCGAGTGGGGAGAAATCCCCACTCTTTAATATAGTGATATAGGAGAAACTATGAGTGATTATAGCTCACCGGTAAAGACAACTAGATTAACATCTTCAGGAGCAATATTTGCGGGTCCATGTAAAATCTTATCTATTTATTTTGTAAGTACTACTACTGCAGGAAGTATTACGATAAAAGACGGAGGATCAGGTGGAACTTCATTGGCAGTTTTTGATACACCAGTAGGTGGAACAAGTGCAAGTGAACCTGCGTTTTATCAAATTGATCTTCCAGGACTAGGTCTTAGATGTGAAACCAGTGGATACGCAACATTATCTAACGTTGATAAAGTAACAGTTATATACGGATAAAAGTTTATGGCTTATTCGGGCACTAGAACTTTTAATCTTAATATAGAGGAGATCATCGAGGAAGCATACGAAAGGTGCGGACTTGAGGTACGAAGTGGTTATGACTTAAAAACCGCTAGGAGATCCCTTAATTTAATGTTTTCGGATTGGGCTAATCGTGGTTTAAACTTATGGACCATTGATTACGCAACACAAACCATGACAGCAGGAACTAATTTTTATACTATTGATCAAAAGGTAGTTGACATTGTTGATGCTGTTATAACCACTACAGCTGGAGCTACAGCAAACATAGAGGCCGATAAAGATACAACTGATGTGGCCATTACAAAAATTTCAAGAACAGAATACATGAATTTAAGCAGGAAAGAGAATGCTTCTTCAGGGGATGGCAGGCCAACACAATACTGCATGATTAACGGACAAGTAACTACCGCTTCCGGCAGTGATTATGGACGGCCGGAAAACGACATGACCATATTTTTATATCCCAGTCCCGATAAAGCTTATATTTTAAAATATTTTTTCGTAAATAGAATACAGGATGCGGGAGATTACACTGATAATGCGGATGTTCCGTTTTATTTTCTTCCTTGCTTAGTTTCAGGATTAGCTTATTATATGTCTTTAAAGAGATCCCCCATGATGACCGCTAACTTAAAAGCTGTCTATGATGAGGAATTTGACAGAACGGCTGATGCTAACCGAGAACGAGTGTCGTTCAGGGTTAAACCAGCACAAGCGTACATACCTTAGGAGGTAATATGCCAAAATGTGAAAACTGCAATTGTGGGGATAACTGTGAATGCACAAATTGTGAATGTAAAAAGGAGGAAAAATGAGTAATAGACATTGGAATACCCAAACAACCAACACCAGAGATAAATCCGGTGGATCACCAGGAATTTGGAGGGACACAGGAACCTCTCCTGCGCCCAAGGCTAAAGCCATGGCACAGGGGGAAAAAACTGTTTCAGTTCCCAAAGGAGGACAAAGTGGAACTTCAAGAGGAATGGGTGCGGCCACTAAAGGCGGTAAATTTCATGTGGCTAAATCTAACGTATCTGTTTGGTAGAATGAATGGCATACGCTAGTGGAAAATTTGCTATTTCCATTTCTGATAGAAGTGGATTACAGTTCCCCTATACCGAAATGGTTAGGGAATGGACAGGAGCGTGGGTACACAAAAGTGAGTATGAGCCAAAGGCCCCTCAGTTAATGCCACACGAGCATAGTCCAGATCCCCAGGCTTTGGACAGAGCACGTCCGGCCAGAAAAGAATTGCCTGTTCCTAACTTATTACAAAACAATCCTATATCCACGGCCGGAACAACCACTATAACTGTCACTGAGATTTCTCATAAAAGATCAACTAATGATGCAGTTAGGTTAAGAAATATAGGGGGAAACATAGGAGGTATCGCACCTTCAGTTTTTAATTTAAATACAACTTTAAACGGGGCCCTTACAGCTTCAAGTACAAGCATAACTTTAACTGATGGATCTGCTTTTCCTTCAAGTGGATATATTGTAATAAATGAAGATAAAACAAGTTCGGGTGTACCAGTAGAAATATTAAGTGAAACAATTAAATACACATCCAGGGCTGGTAATGTTCTTAGTGGACTGACACGCGGTAGTGGAGCTCCTTCATACGGGGTTACCTTAGGGGATACAACAGCGGTGGCACATGACGATGGATCTAAAGTTTATGGATCATATTCCATTACAGTTGTTAATACTACATCTCCACAGGACACTACTATTAGTGATAGTTATACTTTTGTTGTAAACAGTGCAGCGACTTCCACAGCTGTAGGGGGAGGCTCTGTTGCTTCCGCTGGACCAGTAAATAGCAGGGCATAATGACAACATACAGCGAACTAGTAACCCAAATAAGAGAATATACAGAAACAGACAGCAGTGTCCTATCTGACACCATTGTCGATGATTTTATTGAGCATACTGAAAATGACCTTGTAAGACAGTTGGATATCCCAGCTTTTAGGGATTATCAGTATACTCAATTTACATCATCAAATCCGTTTTTAATTGTTCCAGGAGGAACAGCACCTACACCTTCAAGTTTTTCTGTCATAAGAAGCGTTAACGTTGTTGCTGATTTAACGGCCACTGATTCCACTGGAAATCGTTCATATCTGGAGGAAAAGGATGTTTCGTTCATGAATGAGTACTGGCCCAACAGAAACTTGACAGGAACTCCAAAATATTATACACAATGGGATTACAACAGTATATATGTTGTTCCTACTCCAAGTTCAGCCTTGTATTTTGAGCTGGCTTTGAGTAAACTAGACGCTGCTTTATCAAGCACGGATACAACGTCTTGGTTAGGCAATAATGCTCCAAAAGCATTATTATACGGTTGTCTCGTGGAAGCTTTTAAATTTTTAAAAGGTCCCATGGAGATGCTGCAAACTTATACACAATCATACGCACAGGCTGTTCAAGCTGTCGCTATGCAACAAATGGGAAGGGCTCAACGTGATGACTATATGCATGGGGCATTAAGAATACCGCGTCCATCCTTCCAACCTCAATTAGGTTCAATTAAGCCAATGGGTGGCGCAACAACAGGAGGACAATAATATGGCTATTACTCAAGCTGTGGCAAATAGTTTTAAAACAGAGGTGTTAACTGGTACGCATAATTTCACTGCGACAACAGGCAACTCATTTAAAATTTCTTTGTATACCAACTCCGCTACATTATCTAAATCAACAACTGCTTATACTGCTTCTAACGAAGTTTCAGGTACTGGCTATACAGCCACTGGAAACACTTTAACCAGTGTTACTCCAGTATTAAGTTCTGATACAGCGGTTTGTGATTTTGCTGATACGTCTTGGACGTCAGCTACAATTACAGCAAGGGGAGCATTAATCTATAATGATACCCAAAGTGATAAAGCTGTAGTAGTATTAGATTTTGGTGGGGATAAAACATCTACAGCTGGAACATTTACCATACAGTTTCCAGCAGCAGACGCATCAAACGCTATATTAAGACTAGCTTAGGGAGTTTAAATGGCATTAGTAATTAATGACCGTGTAAAGGAAACTTCTAGCACAACAGGTACGGGAGCGTTAACATTCGCCGGAGCGGTTTCCGGGTTTGAAACATTCTCGGCTGGTATTGGAAATTCCAACACAACATATTACGCAGTTGTAAATACTGCTACTCCAACGGAATGGGAAGTAGGACTAGGAACCTTAGCGGGAGACAGTTCCACCATTACACGTACAACAGTTATATCAAGTTCCAACAGCGACAGCGCTGTAGACTTTGGAGCTGGAACAAAAGAAATATTCTGTACACTCCCGGCCAGCAAGGCTGTTATTAAGGATGCAAGTGGAAACGTTTCACCAGGTGGTGTAATAACAGGAACTACAGTTGAAGCAACAGGTGATACATCCTCAGGAGACAACGCTGCAATTGGATATACATCAGCAGAAGGACTTATTTTAACAGGACAAGGTTCTACTAACGATGTAACTATTAAAAACGATGCCGATACGGACGTTATTTCCATACCTACAGGTGCAACAGGTGTAACTTTAGCAGGAACATTGGGAAGCGGGGCTATTACAAGTACGGCGGGTATTACAGGAACACAGGTAGACATAACCGCGCAAGGAGATTTAAGACTACAGGATTCTACTGGTGGGGAATACATAGCTCAGCAGGCAGCAGCCACTACAACTTCATATACAGTTACTTGGCCAGGGGCAGTTGCTACCGCTAATGGACAGGCTTTAAAATCAACAACTGGAGGAGTCCTGTCATGGGGCACTGCTGGTACAGCATGGGTAGGACCTAAAACATCTGCCTATACTGCAGCAGCAGGAGAAGGAGTTTTATGTGACACAGCAACTACAGCGGCATTTACAGTGACACTTCCGGCATCTCCGACTTTAGGGGATGAAGTAAGCATTATTGACTTTGTAGGAAACGCAGGTACCGCAAACATAACAGTGGGAAGAAACTCAGAAAAAATTCAAGGAGCGTCAGCGGATTTAACCATTTCTACTGACAGTGCTGGCATAAAGCTGGTATATACCAACTCAGCAAATGGATGGAGGTTAGCAATTAACGACTAATGGCAAATTTACAGGACATAACAAACAGAAGTGAAGTAGGCACAATCAAGCCTTGGGGAAAAACTACAGCCCCAGCTGGATATCTACTGTGTGACGGGAGCGCTGTATCAAGAACAACATACGCGGATCTTTTTGCAGTTCTTTCCACTACATACGGATCAGGCGATGGTTCAGCGACATTCAACGTTCCGCAGCTGCAGGGCAAGACCCCTCAGGGATATGACGGCAATACATACAACTTGGCTGGAACGGGAGGCGCCAACACGGTAACCGTGGCGGTCACCAACAACCAGGCTGTAAGTTCAGTAACAACAACGTCAACTGTAACCAACAACCAGGCTGTATCTGTCAGTAACAACCAGTCTGTGACGGTTACTGGGAACATTGCAAATACTTCAGTCACCACGGCTCAATTGGCTTCCCACGCTCATACTGAGTGGGGTGCTGCCAACAATACTACAGTGTTAGGTAACAATCCAAATTCTGGTGTTTCTGCGACAACTGCCCAACGTAATACGGGAAATGCGGGTTCTGGAACGGGGCACAATCACAGTCATAACTTGTCTGGTACTTTAACTGGAAACTTAACAGGTAACTTAACGGGAACGGTAGCTGTATCTTCCACCAACAGCGGTGGCGCTTTATCGGGAACGGTAACGGCGGCGGGTAACAACGCCTTTTCACCCTATGTGGTGG